GGAATTGATCCAGGGCGCAAAGCTTCCCGGTCGCCTCTCCAAGTTCTCATTCAATCAAATTTCTCAGTCCATGGCCTCGGCGGTGGAATTGATTTCTTCGGCTGGATAGTTGCCCCCTGCCCGTTTAGCCGTTTAACCAAGGGCAAAAAAAGGAAACACAAATGAAATTTACAAACCAGGCTTCTACCTGCTTCGGTATCAAAGAATCTCAAGGTGAATTTGAGGGCAAACCCTTCTCGTCCACCACGTTCTATTTACCCGCTGACATGGCGAACAACGGTTCAGGCCGCGCCATGGGTGTGGTTACTACCCCGCACAAATACGGGGACGCATCCGAGTTCAAAAAGTGGGAGCACCTGGCGAACAGCTTCCCGGCTGCGGGTATCCCTGTTCTCTGTGATTTTGATGTTGTGGCCGGGCGAGATGCCAATGGCCGCGACACCTCGAAGCTCGTCCTTGTGGCGATCAAACCTGCACCAGGCGCGAAGGCGTAATCATGCGCCTCATCATTCAGAGCCAGGTAACGGGGCGTTTCCTCTGTCCTTCTCTGGATGGTGGCGAACCTGTGTGGGTGCGTTCGTTGCGTGAAGCTGGCGGCGGCGTTACATCCGATCTGGAGACATGCGCCCAGTTGATTTTCGACAACACCGACACCGACGATCGCGCCCTGGTGATTGACCTCGACCGGCTTGGCACTGTTAACGATTATTGAGGCCTTATGCGCGTTTTAGTTTGCACACTCGATGTTGATCCCTGTCCTACTGCAAATATTGCCACTATGGAAATGGTGGATGTATTTGACCCGGCCAGCCTTGGCATCACTTCTTCAGAAATTCTCTATGTGTTCTCCTGGGGCTTGTTCGCGGTCCTGTCTCTGTATTTTCTTGGCTATTCAATCGGGGCCGCTGTGTCCCTGATTCGCAAAACGTAGGCCGCAGCCGTAAGCCTCCGGGCTTAGGGGTGTCGCTTTTGGCATCATTCAAAGGAGTATGAAAATGGCTGATATTTTTGCCGCTGTGGATCTGGATACTGTCGCCGCCTCTGTTGTGGCCATCGGCGTGTTGGTGATTGGTATCACCATGGCTTTCAAGGGCATTGACCTTGGCAAGCGTGGTGTGAAGAAGGTCTAAACACCATGTTTAGTGGCACTGCTCTCGCCCTCATGTGGACACTGATTGCCATGCTTGGCGGCTTGAGTGGTGTCGTTTTTGTTCTTGGTTTGAAGTCGGGACTATGAAGATATACCGCCTTTTAATCTCTATTCTTTTGCTTTTGTGTTGTTACACAAACGCATCTGCTTCATTTTCTGCACCATCAGTACCTCGTTATTTCGATCCTAATGGCAACGTTGCCGGTTATTTTTCGACTACTACTGCATTGTGCGCGGCCCGGGGTGCTTGGGCAATTTATGTACAGACGCAAACCATCGGGACACGCACATCCGGCGAAGTCGGAAAATGTACCGATTCGGGCGGTTGGGTTGCTAATTGGGTTTACTTTAATTTGTCGGCAACATGTCCAATTAATTCGACCGGTTCTACCAGTTGTACGTGTGACAGCGGCTATCAACAAAATACTGCTGGTAACGCTTGTGAACCAATACCTGTTACATGTCCAGCCGGTACCGTCATTTCATTTAACCAGGCCATTGGCTGGCTAAAGGTCGGTTCTGATCTTGCCTCCTGGTCTGATTCAGTCTGCGTTCCAAATGGTGCGTATTATTGTCGTGCCGCGTTCGTCGCCGATCCTGGCACCATACCTGGCACCTTTGCCGGTGCATCTATCGGCCAGGTCGTCAACGGGTACGAGGAAACCATCATGCACGGTCAAGCCACATTAGATGGTAGTAACTGCACCACGCCTACGCCATCCACCGTTACCGCGCCACCTCCCGAATGTATCGGCCATGTCGGGACAGTCAACGGCGTGCAAGTTTGCATTCCGCCCCAGGATCCGAAAATTGCGGAACAAGCCGCTGCCGCTAACGCTGCCACCGCTGCCGCTGCCGCGAAGTCTGCCTCGCTCGCTGCTGGTGCCACCGAGGAAGTGGCAACCGCTGCCGCTGCCGCTGCTGCCGCCGCTGCTGCTGATGTGATTGCAAAGGGTGGATCCACCGCGATGGCCGCTGCTGCTGGTCAAGCGGCCGGCGCCAAAGTCGCCGCTGGTGGTACATCTGCTCAGGCTGCAAATGATGCCATCGTCGCCGCCGCTACAAAGGCCGCATACGATGCCGCAATCTCTGCGGGCAAGTCCTCCACGGTTGCAAATGCCGCTGGTGCTGCCGCTGGTGCTGCGGCTGGTGCTGCGCTTGCTGGTGGCGCGTCTGGTTCGGCGGCTGGCTCTGCTGGTGCGGCTGCTGGTAACGTTGTGCAAAATGGCGGCTCGGCTTCTGGTGCTGCTGCGGTCGGTGCTGGTGTGGCTGCTGGTAAAGCTGGCGAAACACCTAAGCCAGAAGACTACAAGACAACAGACACCGCGCCCACTGCCGCCCCGTCCCTCTACACCCCGAAATATCCAGATGGTCCTTCCGCTGTGTGGGCTGAAAAAAAAGCGCAAATGATGCAGACGTCATTACTCGGCCTAACCCAGGTATTCACCCCTGCTATCACGTCCAATGGCTATCCATCCTGGCCGATAGATGTGCAGATTGGCTCCACTAACTACGGCTCGTTTAATGCGTCCCCTCCTGGTTACGTTTGGGATTTCATCAAACTTTGCATCATCATCGGCGCTTTATTTCTCTGCCGCGCTTTGATCTTCGGGGGTTAAATGGGTGCTTTATTTTCTTCGCTGTTCGCAAAGATCAATGCTGCCCTGGTCTGGATCGGGTCGCTGTTTGTTGCAGTCTTTACCGCTGCCTGGAACGTCATAAAGGACGCTTTCTGCTGGATGCTCGATAGCATCCTTGGAATTGCTGTGTCTGCATTGCAAACACTGGATCTGACTGGCATTACAAACAATTTATCGTCTTATGGTTCTATCCCGGCCAACGTCATGCAGGTTATGGGCGCGATTGGATTGGGTCAAGCCTTGGCCGCTGTCGCGGCCGCAATCGGTATCCGGTTTGCTCTCCAGTTGATACCGTTTGTAAGGCTCGGATCGTGATAAATATTCTTCTCGGCGCGCCTGGTGGCGGCAAGTCCTATGAGGCTGTCGTGTATCACGTTCTCCCGGCTCTCAAGCGCGGCCGCAAGGTTATAACTAACCTCCCACTTAACCTGGAAGCCTTCGACGCTATTGAACCTGGCTTTAGCGACCTCATAGAAATTCGCACCAGGTCATTGAAGGGCCAGGACGCTAAATTGCAGGTCGGCCGGGCTGGTCGGGCTTTTATGAAGTCCATCAATACCCGCGCGTTTGCTAACCCTGAAGACTTTTTATCCGAATGGCGCGGTCAAGACGGATCCGGACCACTCTATATCATTGATGAGTGTCACTTCTGCATGCCCAAGGATGGCACATCCGTCGAGGTTGAAGAATGGTTCTCCATGCATCGGCATTACAACGTCGATGTTTTACTTATCACGCAATCGGCTGGCAAGATTTCCGAGGCCATCCGCGAATTGATCCAAAATTGCTACAAGGTACGCAAGGCCATAGCTTTTGGCAAGCCCGACAGCTACATCCGCAAAGTCCTGGACGGTGTGAACGGCGGCGAAATAGCGGTCGGTCAACGTGACTACTTACCGCAGTATTTCAAGCTCTACAAAAGCCACACAAAGGGCAACGCTATTGCAGAGGTTGAGGCAGAAGACGTTTCCCCCTTCATCGTTAAATTCAAGCGTTGGACCTGGGCCATCCTTGCCCTAGGTATCGTTTTAACCATCTGGACGGTTTATCACGCAGTTTCAAAGCCGGATCCGGTCAAGCTGTCACCCCGAACACTCACCAGGTCGAACCCTCTACAATCTCCACCAGGTCCACCAGGTGCGCCCGTCCCACCAGGACAAGCGCAAACCCTGGCCGCTGCCGAACCCGTTTTACAAAATGGCGTTCCTGAACCCTTCGGTGGAAAACAACTGCACCTGACCGGCTCGGCCACCATGGGCAAAAAAACTATCTACCAATTCACGGTTTCGCAAAATGGCTTGAATGTCATGCAGGTTTTCGACTATGAGTTGCAGAAGATGGGTTACAAATGGTCTCCCCTGGTCGCCTGTGCAGGTACCCTCACGTGGGGCGATAAATCAACCTCAATCACCTGTGATACCCCCCGGGTCGTGCTTGGTGGCGACCAGGCCGGAAAACCATCAACAAGCAAGGCACCACCTGCCCCACCCTCCCCCGCTACACCAGGACCTGACCAGGCAAAAGCGGCCCAGGTTCCTGCGCTTCCTTCTGTCTAACAAGTGCCTTTTATGAGGTAGTCCGAGCGAATAGCGTAAGGACGGACGATGGGGGTATCGGGGGGGCACCCCTGCCCCCCTGATGGTCGTCTCTAGTGCTTAACGTACCGTTTGAAAATGTGCAAGTTCGAAACTTTGTGAACATCATATACATTGTATGAAGTACATCATGGGCGGCGTTGATAACCGGGGCGGCATTTGCTCCACTTGAAACTATGGCCGCGCCAGTCGCTAGAAATGCTTTTTTTAGGGCTTGTTTTAATAACTCCCCTTTCGGATTGCCTTCGTAGCTATCAATAACGGCTCTTGCTGCCCATGCATCAGCATCAAGGCCAGCGATATGCGCCATAAGTGCCACGTCTGCGGCTCCTGCCCGTTTGCGTCCGTGTCTCCAGTCACTAACTACAGTCTTTGATACCAGCAGCGCCTCGGCTAGTTTTGTATCGCTTCCTGTTGTTTTTACAGCTAAATCAATTAGCTCAACTAAAAAACTTTGCATGATTTTGACCCCGTTCACAAAGTCGTGTACTATTCGCTCCGAGTTCACTTAAATGTGAACTTCTTAAACCCCCTGTCAATTTTTGACATATTTTAAAGGCCCTGCAATGCTTAAACCTATTTCCGAGTTTCTACCGGCCCTTAAAGGCGGCGCAAACCTTGCAGGGCCTGCGCCCGGGTCGGTGGAAACCCTCGCTGATGCTTTCCCCGTCACCATGTCTGGTGATGCCTGGGAGTCTGCGGCGGTTTTCGTCATTCGTCAACGGGGAAATCCTGATGCGTGGCAAGAAATAGGCCAATTCCTCAAAGAACAGGAATTAAAGGCCCTCGGCCTCCGTGTATTGCCCACGCGCAGCGATGCAGCGCGGCAGGGGCCCGCTTGCGGGATGGGACCGCGCGGCAGCGCAGCGCACCCCGTTGGTAATACGGGGATAACCTCAACTATCGTTAACGGTGGTTCAAATGGCTAAACAGGCTGTTTCCTCTCCCCTGGTCGTCGATGGCGATACGGTCAAGCTCCGCCTCCTGGCCGAGCGCACCGAATCAAAAAACGTTGTTCATGTGGATTGGGTTCGGTTTACCTGTCTTTTAAGGTCTTCGCCTGTTCCTGGTGCTGATTTGCTGTTTACCCGGTGGGATCATCCAGGGCTTGAAATGGCCGAAAAGCTGCGGATTAAATCAATATCCGACTTTGAGGCTTCCGAGTTTCAAGCCACCGCCCATGCTAACGAGTTGGCCCACCTGGTCGCCGCTGCCCTTGGCTCTGATTTCGTGGTCGATACCGAGCCGAAAAAAGGGATGGATTTTTATAAATACCGCTGGTCGATCACCCTGAATGGTACCGAGTGCGGGTGGGTTGGCTTCTTGTCTTCCAGTGAATCACCCAGGCAGAACAAGCAAGCTCAAACCATACATTGCAACCTGTGCGGGACCGCTTGTACCTTCGCGGCTGCTGGATGGAATCACCGGCTGGCCGACCTGGTGGACGAGTGCGAAGCTACGTTGACCCGCGCTGATCTGGCTCTTGATTTCTTCGATGGATACCCCGGCGGCGTGGAAGCTGTGCGCGAAGCATACCGGGATGGGCTTTGCAATGTCGGAGGGCGCAAGCTGAAATTCAACATGGTCGGGGATTGGGAAAACGGCCATGACAGAAGCGTTTACATCGGATCGCGTGAGGCTGGCAAGATCACGAACGTCTATGAAAAAGGGGACCAGCTTTACGGTGAAAAAGCCAATTCGGATTGGGTTCGCTTCGAGCTTCGCTACGGTAACAAGCTGCGCGTTTTGTCTTCGGACCTGCTTCGCCGCCCTGATGACTTTTTTGCCGGTGCATCGGATTGGCATCAATCGGTAATTCTCCAGGTCGGCCAAGCTGCCCAGGCTGAAAAAGTTACCTGTACCCCTCGCCTCCAGGTGGAGACTGTGACCGCTGAATGTGCCAGAAATGCCAGGTGGCTTATCAATACCGCTGCTTCATCTATGGCCCTGGCAATAAAGGTT